ACTTGCTGCTCCTATTAATCAAATTAAAATTCTTTCTCATAAAGAAAAATCAAATTGGATACTTGAAGCAAAATATAATATTGGAAAGAAGTAAATTATGAAAGTATATAGAATGAAAGACGGTGCGTCACTGCCTGCTTATGCTACACAAGGCTCTGCTGCTTTTGATTTAACCGCATGTGTAGAACACGGCCAAAGAATTACAGCATATAATTCTTGGAATAAAAAAGTTGAAATCGCTGTTAAGGGTGTTGGTACTGCTAGAAATGCATTCCAATTGGCACCAGGTATGAGAGCACTTGTACCTACAGGATTAATTTTTGATATTCCGGACGGGCATGTTATGAAAATGTTCATTCGTTCAGGAACTGCTCTAAAAAGAGGGTTGACATTAACGAATAGTGTTGGTATAATTGATTCAGATTATACGGACGAAGTCTTTATGATGCTTAGTAATATTACAGATAGTTTAGCAGTTATTGAACATGGAGATCGACTTGTACAGTGTATGATTGAAAAAACACTTCGCAGTCAGCCCAAGCTTAAAATTGCTGAAACAGAAGAAAAACCAGAAAAAAAACTTGACCGAGACGGTGGTTTTGGGAGTACTGGTTAATAAATAGTAGGTGAGTTCGCTTCGGGTTCTCACCTATTAAATCTTGCTTATATAAAGGAGATAGCAAAATGAATACACGTAGACTAGACACAACTCTGCTTAACGATCCATTCTTCATCGGCTTTGACCGTATGGTAGATAGGATGAAAACAGCAACGCCAGGTCAAGGCAACTACCCTCCATACAACATTGTTAAAACAGGTGAAGATAGCTATGAACTACAATTAGCTATTGCTGGTTTTAAGTATGAAGATTTAGAAATCATGTTGAAAGATGGTGAGCTTAGTATCCAAGGCAAACATCCCGCTCCAAGTGAAGTTGATTATATCCACAAAGGTATTTCAACACGAGGTTTTGAGCGTAGATTTACTTTGATGGATTCAATCGTCGTTAATGGTGCTGATCTTTCAGACGGAATTTTAACAGTTAAATTAGAAAATGTAATTCCAGAAGAAAAGAAACCACGTAAGATTGAAATCAATACTGGTAATCCTGAATTACTAAACGGTTAATTGTATTAACACTGGGAGGGTTTAGGCCCTCCCTTTATGTGACAATTTGACCTATTTACTTTTATGCAATTAGTGATATATTAATAGTATACCTAATAAATAATTACACACCCACACGGAGAATTACTATGGATAATAAGCCAAAGCCCATTGGTTGGGCAACAACTATTACTGAAATCATTAACATTCCTAAAGATATGTGGGATAGTGTAATGACAGTAGAAAAATCCCCACTACGAAACTTAGACCCTATGGTAGGACACATGATCTTTCAGTGCCTATTCTTTATTTGGTCTGGCATCTTTGCACTTATGGTAGGAAGCTATCTTGCTTTCGGTATTAGTGCTGCATTCCACTTATTGCTTATTAGTGGTATTACAATTACAGTTGTGACATTTCGTCAAGCTGAAAATAATCCTGAGTCATTAAATAATATTTTGAAAACAGGACGTAAGTATGATGGTCGCGCCAACGGCGGCGAGCATGAGTAAAATTCAAGAAAAAATTACTGCTGTTATGGATGAAATCCAAGCACTTATGGAATCCCATCCACGAGCTCACCTTGAACCAGACACTAAGATCCACGAACTAATGGGTCGAGCTGGTATGTACTTTGCACATATGGACGATGAAAATAGAGACTATTATCAATTTGTTCAAATGGCTATTGAAGAAGAGAAGGAATGGAACTTATGAGTGAACAAACATACTACTGCACAACTAAAGGACTTGGTTGGGCTATGTTAATTATTGTGCTTATGCTAACTGCTTTGCCTGTGTTAATGACATTAGCTATGGTTGGCGTTGAAGACTATGCACGTTATTGTAATATGGCAATTCATTTGCCTTGCTTTGGAATTGGAAATTGATAATGAGTACTAGTAAAGAAAGGCGCATTCCTTTAGAGGAGCATGAATTTGCTGGATGGGGGAGCTAATGCATATCATTAGAAAAAAAGACGGCGAAATTATTGCTATAGCATCACGTTTAGAAGATGCTATAGGTATAGCGGACGCCGCCCGAGTTGACAAAGAAGACTATGTCGTTCAAGAGTCAACTGACCAGCAAGAGCTTGCTGAAGTTTATCGCTCTTACTATGGAACAAGATCGCTATGACAAATGATGAAGTCAGAGCAGCTGCTCAAAAGGAAGCTGAAAAAACCTTTGATGGTTTTATATTATGGTCTAAAAGAACTACCTATGCTTCAATCGCGTTCTTATTGATTGTGGCATCATGTAACTTTGGGGTAGAGGACGACACCTATCCTGCCTATAACGGCGAACAATATAATCCGTCCGGTCTTAATGTAAAGAAATAAAGATAGGAAACAAATATGAAAAACTTAATTACCGCTAGTATTATGGCACTCTTCGCAACAACTGCATACGCTGAAGATATGACTGTTGAAATGTTAAATAAACGTGACGATGGTGCTAAAATGGTTTATAGCGAAGACATTGCTCGTATTGATGTGGGCGATACTATTACTTGGGTACCAACATCCAAAGGGCATAACGTAGAGTTTATTGCTGGTCCTGACGGTTGGAAAGCACCAAAGAAATCAAAACTAAATAAAGAAGTAGCTATTACATTTGACGAGCCAGGTGTTTATTTGTATCAGTGTTCACCGCATAAAACAATGGGTATGATTGCTATTGTTGTTGTAGGTGAAGGAGATAATGATATTTCAAAAGCTAAAGTAAAAGGTAAATCAAAAAAGAAACTCAAAGAGTTACTGGCTGATCTATAATGTGTCCAGCATGTTACATTAACGGACTTCTGTTGCTTATATTTGGAGCAACAGGGGCGCAATTAGCCAGCAACCCTTGGATTATTGCACTCAGTACAGTGCTTACTATTGGCGGCTTTTGGTGGATGTGGCGAGCATACAAACGCAGCAAAGGCAAAGGCGGACTAAAAAAGAATCTTAAGATTACGGCTTTGGTTTTATTTGCATTTGCGGCAGGCTATGTTACGGCAGCATATCAAACACATGAGTATTGGCAAGAAGCATATGGTGCTGAGGATCATTTAGAATGAGCAAGCCGAAATGAAAAGTTTAGTTGATAAAATACCAGAGTTTTGTATGAGCCATTGGTTACTTCGTATTCCATTGGCCATCGTATTCCTTCAACAGGGCCTTGATAAATGGCCCGTTGATGCTGGAACAGCAGAGTCCTTTGCACTACCACTAATTGTTTGGGTCTTTGTTGTTTATGGTGAAATTGGTTCAGGAGTCGGATTACTCGTTGGCGGAGTACTTGCCAATTGGTTTAAAGAATTGGGCGATCTAACTACGCGGTTTAGTGGTATTACAATCTGTAGTATTATGACAGGCGTTATTTGGATCGGCGAACCTGAAAGCTTTATGGATGTAATTCTATATGATAACTTTCATGTTTTATTATGGGTAGGTGGAATGTTTTTTGCACTAAGAGGTAATAGAACGTAATGGTAAAACCTAATACCAGTTTCAACTTAGATGTTGATGATATAAATATGATTGATGAAGCGTTGATTGTATTACAACATCAGCGTACCGGCGTTGTAGGATTTGAAATAGAAGCTATTACAAATCTTAGAGCCAAAATTTTTCATCAAAAGAATTGGTATAAACCAAAGGACCGCTTCGCAGGAGGCGGATAACACACACAGGAGAACTAAAATGTTAAATGATTTTACAACTAATTATTGGATTGACCATGTTCAGTCTACAAAGAAAACAATGGTTGACACATTGGTAAAAGACGAAAAACTGTCTGCACCTTTGCATGCCTTTATTGAAGCTCAAACAGCTTTTACCAAAACCGCTGTTAAATCAATGAGCGAATTTGCTAATGCGTCAGGCGAAACTTTTGCAAAGGTAGTAAAATAATGAGTAAAAATCCTTTTGAAATTCGTGCTGATATGTTGCAAATGGCTAAAGAGTATATGGATCAAATCCATGAAACTAACCATATCTATGCAGCCAAAATGATGGAATTAGGTCAAATTCAATTTGAAGAATATCAAAAGATGACTGAACTATATTCAGTCGAGGAACTTACGAAAAAAGCTACAGAGATGTACTCGTTCGTTTCAAAGAAAGACTAATTAAAGGGGGATCTTCGGGTCCCCTTTTTTTATCTTTATGTAACAAGGCCGCTTGTTAATCCAATTTCGCGCATTGCACCATTACCGCCGCCTCCACCTCCAGCTGAAATATTAGTCATTGCAACTTGTTTACCGCCTTCTGTAATATTAAAAGATTGAGGTGAGCTAATAGGTGTGATGTTATTAATAACGACACTTCCACTTACAGTTCCATCTCTTAGTAATGCTCCTAGTGCACCATTTTGCTCTTGGTTAGTTAAAAAATGCGGGTTTCCAAATTCGTCATATATTATAAGACGGCCATCTCTCATTGGATTATATGATATTGGACTTGCTGTAGCACTAAGAGGAGGATGGTGGTCACCGGGTCTGCGGTTTGAAATACTTTTAAGCGAATCATCTGCTACTGGCTTAAGAGCTCCTCTAAGTAATTCAATAAATGCTCGTTCACCTGGAGTTACAATAGCCATATCACTTTCGGTATAGTCTTGGTAATTACCTTGCAATCTTTGTATAAAATTTCTGGCTTGAGAAGAAACAGCAACATCGCCTTCAGCAGCAGCTGCTAGCAAATTTTCTAAAAACTGCATATTACCAGCTGAATCAAAATCGCCTGTTCCTGTTGTGTCAAAAATGCTTGATAACCTGCCTTCACCTACCGCACCAAGTTGAGCAAACCGTTCAGTTGTCATATCTCGTACTGTTTCTCTTATTCCTTCCTGTACCTCAGCAATCGCGTTTGGATCTCCATTTGCAGCTGCTGCAAGTACACTAGGATCGACATAACCCCTTGACTCTGCATTAGCTATTACTTCTTGAGTAGATGCTGCAGGAAGATTGGCCGTTAACCCATTTGTAATTGAGTCAAGAGTCACAGCTGCAGATCCAGGTTCATTTGTTCCAGCTCCTTCGCCGAAAATTTGATCCATCGCAGCTAACCGTCTTTCTACGTTTGCTACTGTTTCCGATTCTCTTCTTTTTTGCCAATTGTAAATTGCACTACCAACAACCCAAGCAGTACCAACCGCCGCTCCAGCTATAAGACCCATAGGACCAAACATACCGCCAAGAGTTGCGGCAGTACCGATAACAGTTGCTGCGTCAATACCGGCTGCTGCTAAATCCCCAACGCGCATGCCGGCAATTTCATTATCTGAAAATTCTTGTTTTTCAACCCAGGCCTTCGCTGAATCTCCAAATAATAATAAACCTGTTGTTACAATACCAGCAATACCAAGTCTAATTCTGTGTCGCTGTCCTCTATTGATTAATCGTCTATCGCTGGCATCCATACCACCAATCAGCCCGCCAGGAGCAAATGCGCCTCTAGCAGCACCGCCCGCTGCAGCTGCTGCAATTCTTCCAATTACTGCTGCTTGAATAATACCTGCTAAGTTTTCACTAACCCATGTTCCAAAATTAGTCATTGCGTCTGCAGCTGTATTAATTGCTTCGGCTAATGTGGTCCAGTTGATTGATGCTATTCCAGCTATCATAGATCCAATACCATCCTTAAGAGGACCCCAAGCTGTAGTTCTAATTGTTTCTTCCATAGCTGACCAACCGCCTCCGGTTGTTTCATCAATATATCCTTTTAAAAGATTATAACCAACAAATAAACCAGCACCAGCCATAGCTAAATTTTTAAAGCTAAGAGCACCAGCAATTTTATCACCCATAGAATCAATTTTTCTATTAGCTTCTTCATTTGATGTGTTAGAATCAGAATCATTTGAGCTTGAGCTTGATTGTCGGGCAGGTGGTGGCTTGTTTATTTCATCAAATTGAGCTTCGGTTCTAGCTCGTTCAACTTGATCGGCCATGGCGCCAACCTGTAATCGCATAAGTTCCGTTTGCTCGACTATGTTACTTGAAATAGTATTAAAAATGCCTTCAAATCTGTCTAGTTGTAATTTAACACTGCGCACAGAATTAGTTCCGCTATTTCGAATTAAATCACCTTCTTGCTTTAAACGATCTATAATTGCTTTTGTTTCTGCGGACATTTCTGCCATTTTAATTCCTATCTCTTTTCTTCTTTTTGTTGTTCGATAAACTCTACAAGCATAGTAAAGTAAATGTCACGTTCGTATGGTACTAAGTTTTCAATATCAGATATACTGTATTTATGGTGCTGTGCCAAAGCGAACACCTGTTTAAAATATTCACCTAAGCTGATATGACACAGCGCTATTGAAAAAAAGTTCGGATTCCTTCTATTACAAACGTCTTTTCAACTCCATCTTTATTTTTATACGGCAATTCATGTTTTAATTTTGGTATTGTTTCAAAAAACTTTTGAATACTTTTAATTACATCGCCTTGTAAATTTTCCATAAAACTGTCTACTTCTTTTTCAGTATAATTTTTAAAATCATAAACTTCATCTTCTGAAGCAATTTTATCTAAACACGACGTCATAACCATATAGTTTACAAGAGGATCAGTCGGATTCATTTGAACAATTTTAATAAATGTATCAATGTTTGGATATTTTAAATATAAAATATAGTCGTCGTTAATTCTAATTTCATTACTATGATCATCATATCGTGTTAATTGCACTTTATCTAAGTCAAGTTCTAATTCAATTTCTTCTTCAGTATCTGGATCTTTAACCTTGAAACCAATACTATTATTTACTGATTTGCCGCGCAATGCAAGATGAATATATTCTAAATCAAACATAGGAAGTTCATTTACATCTTTATCCATAATGCAATTATTAGTTACTTGTTTCATCGCTAAGATCTCTTGGCTTGGATCTTGTGATTCTTGAGCTACTAATAGTATCTTTTCTTCTTTAACAGTATATTGTCTGTATTTAATAGTTTCACCCGTGGAGGGTAAGGTTAGTTCAAAAATTGGTAAATCAATCTTAGGCAGCATAATTTATTTCTCCATTATCTAAAAAACTCTTCGGAGTTCATTAATTGTTTTATCCCATGTATTTGTTACACGAGTATATTTGTTAACTGCATCTGTAATTGAACGAGGAACTAAGTCTTGGCCAAT